ACTTACTATGACCCAGACAGCCGATGGCCCTTCTGGTTTTGCCAACTGCATCAAACTTGACTGCACTACTGCTGACACTTCTATTGCGGCAGGCGAGTTTTTAATTCTTGAGCAAAGATTTGAAGGACAAGACCTTCAAAGGTTTATGAAAGGAACTAGTGATGCTAAAGAGTATGCAGTTTCTTTCTATGTAAAAGGCAATGCGTCAGCAACTTATGTCGTGGAGTTGTTTGATGTCGATAACACTAGGCAAGTCTCAAAAACTTTTTCAGTAACGACAAGTTGGGCAAGAGTGCAATTAACTTTCCCAGCAGACACCACAGGTGCATTTGATGATGATGCTAATCAAAGTTTAAATATGCACATATTCCTTCACGCTGGGAGCAACTTTACTAGCGGAACTCTTAGCCAAACGTGGACATCCAACACAAATGCAAATAGGGCGGTAGGTGTATCCAGTTTTTTTAGCAGTACTGACAACACGTTTTTTATTACTGGTTTGCAGATGGAAGTCGGCTCAGTAGCCACGGAGTTTGAGCATCGCAGTTTTGGTGAAGAATTGGCTTTGTGTCAGAGGTATTTCCAAACATTTGCGGCAGCAGTAGGAAGAACCTCATCAGGTTCACCTTTTGGGACTTTTGATATTCGTCCAAATATGAGAGCGCAACCTAGTGCAACTCGTCTCGAAAATGCAGTTTCAAGTCAGGAAGCAGGAACTACAGTCACCCCCAGTTTTGCAAATGCTTCTGCATTAGCGGCAGAGGCTATTCAAAAAGTGTTTTATTTTAATGATAGCGGAAATGATTCTGCTGGTGGGGTTGGTACTCTTGATGCGGAGTTATAATTATGAATGAAATGAACATTACATCAGCGCAATATGTTTTGCGCTTTGAGTCTTCAGAAAACATAGCTGTTAAAGCAACGATTGATGGCACAGAAATGACTGTCCCGCTTGACCCAGCCAACCGTCACTACGCAGAAATCCTACGTCAAGTCGAAGCTGGCACACTTACGATTGCGGATGCTGACTGATGCCAAAGCCAACGGCTCAACAGGTCAAGACGCAGATCGACACGCACGAGGCTATTTGTGCCGAGCGTTGGTTGGAGACGCTCAACCGCATCAAGAGACTTGAGATGGTTATCGTTGGAACCGGCGGCGCCACTATCCTTCTGCTACTGAACATTCTTATCGACGGGGTTTAGCAATGTTAGCCGAGCTTGCCGCTGCCAACGCTGCTTTTGCAGTCATCAAGCAAGTCGTTCAAAATGGGCGCGAGCTGGCCGACGCTGGTTCCGCGATTACAAAATATGTTGGGGCTAAGGAAGAGCTATCGCGTCGAGCAAAGAAAAAGAAAAAGCCCGGAGTGCAAAGCAATGACCTTGAAGAATTTATGGCCCTTGAAAAGCTCAAGCAACAAGAGGCTCAACTCAAAGAGACTATGATCTGGTCGGGGCGTCCGGGACTGTGGAAAGACTGGCAAACATTCCAAGCACAAGCGCGTAAGTCGAGGCGGGTGCAAGAGGCGCTTGCCAAGAAGCGCCGCGAGGAGTTCGTACAGGCGGTAGCCATTTTTGTGGGCATCGTAACAGGCGTCATTGGAGTTTTTGGATTGGTCTTCTGGGCATTGTTCTTGCGGGCATTGTGACCACAAGTGTCGCCCAAAAAAACAGCGGTAAAGACAGGCCGGGCGGGGGAGCTGATAGCTGCCGGTGTGATAGAAAACCTTGGGCATCGGGCGATACTGTGTCAACAGCAGGACTTTGATTTGTTAATAATGCGTGACACCGGGCAGCACTACCGCTGCGAAATCAAAACATCATCGAGGCCAACCATCGACAAGAAAAATGCGAGGTGCAAGCCACGCTATCGCTGGGCAACTTCACGGGGCTCAAAGTCAAAAATGCGTCTTGATCCGGACGCGGTCGACGTTTTGTGTTTGGTTGCTTTGGATGTGCGGCGGGTGTATTTTAGACCTGTATTTAGGCACAGGACTGTGCGTATGAATTTGGACATCGCAACGATGTTGGAGAACGACGAGCTGAAGCAGCTCGATGAAACCTTAAAAGAGATTGATGATCGGAGAAAAAAATGTGGGGCAGTGTAATCAGCGGCGTGTTGGGCGTCGCCGGAAGTTATGTCGATGGTAAAGTATCGGAGACGCAGGCAAAGTCACGAGCGCGTGTCGCAAAGGCAGAGGCAGATGCGGAAGTATCAAAAAAGGTCGCGGCTGGCGAGGTCGCGTGGGAGAATACTATGGCCGACGCAACGAAGGGAAGTTGGAAAGACGAGCTTGCACTTGTGGTGCTACTACTGCCCCTGCCCTTCACGCTATATGAGCCCACGCGGGCAGGCGTGCGAGAGGCTTTCATAGTTCTTGAAAGCCTCCCTAGTTGGTACCAGTACCTCTTGTTTATAGCCATAAGCAGTAGCTTCGGCATCAAAGGCGCCGACAAGCTGATGAGCCTCAGAAAAAAGTGAGTACCCCGGTGCGTCTTTCCAAACACTTCACGCTGGCCGAGATGACAAAGAGCCAAACGGCTCTGCGCCGGGGCATAAAGAACACCCCCTCAGAGGGCCATACAAGCTGTCTCAGGGCTGTTTGTGAGAACATCCTAGAACCAGTCAGGGAACACTACGGAGTGCCCATAGCGCCGTCCTCTGGCTATCGTAGCCCCGCCCTGTGCGAGGCCATAGGCTCAAGCAAAAACAGCCAGCACGCGAAGGGGCAGGCTGTGGACTTTGAGGTTCCGGGTGTGGCGAATGTCGAGCTGGCAAGGTGGCTGATAGACAACGTCGAGTTTGACCAGCTCATTCTGGAGTACTACGACCCCAACGACCCTGCCGCCGGGTGGGTGCATTGTAGCTACAATCCAATCCACAACCGGCAGCAGGCGTTGGTTTATGACGGCAAGTCTTACCAGCCGTTTAATTTATAATAGTTCTAAAGAACGGGTGGCGCCCGGCACACGCCGGATGCGCCCCCGATCCTCAAGCTGCACCAACATGCAACGCACTGCGGTGTAGCTTTTGTTGGTCAGCTCGCCCAGCTCTTTGATGCTCGGCGAGTAATTGTTCAGCTCCTGAAACTCCTTGATGACCGTCAACAGCTCGGCCTGCTTTGGCGTCACGTTCATTGGTCAAGCTCCTTCAGGGTCAGCGTGTTCTGACGCACCGTGCGTGCAGGCTTGGCAGGCACGACCTTCTCTTGCTGCGCGCTGTAGTTTCGCATCTTCCACAGCACTTTGTAGTGCTGGTTGCCCACCGTGCCGCAGCCGCTTTCGTGAACGCCCAGCACATCCTTGAGCGCAGTCTCGGCATCAGCGATGCGTTCCTCTGCAATTTTTTTATCGCGTTTTGCGATAATCAAATCAGACAGGAAGTCATTGCCGCCCGCTGCATCCAAGTCAATCTCACCGGCACCGTCATCGACCTTGTCGTAGATCGTGTTGGCGTCGGCGCTTGTCATTGCAGGATACCAGTCTGGCCCCAAGCGGCGTATCTCAAAGTCTTTGATGGCGTCTGCAATTTTTTTCTGCACAACCGGGTCGGCCTCGTAAACGAACATGCGCATCTCGGTGCCCCGATACAGGATGCACACCGCGCCCCACTGGTAGCCCGTACACATCATCTGTGCCTGTAGCTGTAGCGGGCCACGATAGGGCGCCGGTATGTCTTCGGGCTGGCTGCCCGTGTTCTTGGCCTCAAGCACGCCGGGGCCGGTCGTGTCTATGATGTCGGCGTTCATGCAATACACGCCCTTGGCGGCATCGGTTTCCCAGACGTGGTGCCCGACGCCCGTGCCATCAAGTGACGCAGCCAATGCTAGGTCTGGATGAAAAAACGCAGTGTCATAATCAAACCTAGTATTGTACAGGCCGAGGCGAACAGATGCCAAACGCAAAATGGTGGGCTCCAATGCGTCACCCCACGCCATCGCTTCATTCTGGTCGATGCCCGGCAAGGGCTGACCATCGCGCGCAGCATTGCACGTTTTCATTACGTCGTTTGGCGTCTCCCACGGGGACGCATTGAGCAGTGCTGGCACCCGGCTGGCACTGACAATATCATTTGGTGTAACTTTCCCGACCATTATTTTATCCTCGCTTGAATAATTGCGTCCTCAACACCGGGCCCGATGCAGAGCATCAGGTAGCCGGTGCCGAAGATGATTAAGATGGACATGATGTCCGTGATAGTGTCACGCATAATTGTACTCCTTTTCCAAGTTGCGCACGGTTGAGGCGTGCCAGCTTTTGCCGGTCGCCGTGGGTATGCCCGCCTCGTTGAGGCGCTGGGCACAGGCGCGTAGCGATGCACCAGCATCGCGCAGCGCGGTGATTATTGGCAGAGCTTTGTCTGCAATGCTCGCAGTCTTGGCCCGGCGTGCCACACCAGACGCTCGGCCACCGGCCTGCGGGTCAGGCGAGCCCAGCTTGACGCCACGCGCCTTGGCTGCGGCCAAGGCTTGCTTGGTGCGGCGGCTGATTTCCTCACGCTCGTGTTGCGCGACGACAGCACGCACACCAAATTCCAGTGTGCCAGCGTTGGGCATGTCAGCCGCCACGATATCGACGCCCGCCTTGCGGAGAGTTAGGAGAAACGCAGCGTCGCGTGACAGGCGGTCGATCTTGGCGATGAGGATGGAAGCGCCAGTGTCCCGGCACAGCTCAAGGGCTGCGGCGAGCTGGGGCCGGTTGTCGACCTTGCCGCTTTCTACCTCGGTGAATGAGTGAATGATGTCGTCGCTGTACGGAGCGACGAGGTGTTGTTGTGCCTCAAGGCCGAGGCCGGACTGCCCCTGCGCCTTTGTCGACACGCGATAATATGCAACGTATTTAGTCATGCCTAATTCCTGTGAAATCGTTTGACGATTGTGACCCACTTGTCGTCGCCGTGCTGTTGCGGGCGGCTGTCGACGATGGGCTCGTAGGTTTCCCAAGAGGATTTGAAATCGGAGATGCCGCGCTCCAAGAACTCAAGCGTCGGCGCCTCGATGCGGTAGTATTCCCAAAAGCCAATGCGACCATTGTAATACCGTATGAAGGGTTGGGGGCCGGTCATCGATAATCTCCTTTTCTCTCTATCGATAATCTATATATAAGCTAGTTGATATCAGATTGCAACCCCAATAATATATTTTTTTATGAGCGATATAAAACCCACCCTGTTGCGTCTGCGGCAATCGACTGTCGACGCACTCAAGCTAGAGCTGAAGAGCAGCGCACACCGATCAATGGCTGCTCTGGCCGACGACATCCTGTCACAAGAATTAGACAAACGCTTTGAGCGCCGGGGCGACAAGCTCGACCAGCTCGTGCAGGCCGCTAGGCGCGTGACCTGATGGGCGCGTCACAGCGTGCAAAGGGTGCGGCTTTCGAGCGATGGGTCGCCACTGAGCTGACCGAGGCGCTTGGTCTGGACACTCCGTTGCGTCGCAACCTCGACCAGTATCAGGTCGCAGACTGCTCCGACCTTGTGCTGCCGCCATTCCAAATCGAATGCAAACGCTACGCTGTGAACGGGTCGGGCACTTGGTTCCGCAATGACTGGTGGGAGCAAGTGTGCCGGTCGGTCGAGGACGGCTTTATGCCCGCGCTGTGTTTTAAGTATGACCGTCACCCGGTGCGCTGGGTGTTGCCGGTCGTCGCACTCAACGAGGCGTGGGGTGGCGCCGAGAGTGAATACGAACCCTTCGCCACGAGCTGGGATGGGGGCGTAATGATTATGAGGGAGTGGGTGGACAATGCCGACCTATGAGACAGACACAGACCGCGTCAACGAGCAAGCGGTGCGAAACCTGTTGGAGAAAAAGCACGGCCTACTCCTACACAAGATCAAACCAATTTACGGGCTTGACTTCGCCGGGTTCAAGGACGGCAAGCTAACGCACTTCATCGAGGTCAAGTGCCGCACATTTGAGAAAGAAAAATACGAGACGACAGTCATCAATGCACACAAGGTGCTTGCTGCCGGTCGATTAATCAGAACATTTGAGCGCAAGGCAATACTTGTAGTGCGCTGGACAGATTTCACAGGCTGGTGCCCTTTCGAGGAAGTCGGGCTGTGGGATATGGGTATGGGTGGTCGCAATGATCGTAACGATCCAAACGACCGAGACTTGATGGTCTACATACCCAATGTGAGGTTCAAGCCTCTTTAACTAAAAGCACGAAAAGCATGAAAGGAATGTAAAATGGCTTTAGGTTTAACAACAGAAAGTAAACCCGCAGGAGATATCCTGCCAATCGTGAAATATTCTGCGCAGTCTGGTGAATTTGTCAGGGTCGACCGCTTCCAAACGAGCGACGGCACTTGGGACAAGTCAGAGGCCGAGCTGGAGTTCCCGGTAAAGATCGCAATGGACTTGGAGAACATCGAGGTCGGGTGGATATCATTCGCCAGTGGCGCTCCAGATTTTGTTATGACCAAGCTGGGCGAGGCAATGCCGACACGCCCCAGTCAGGAACACAGTCAGGGTTTCCGGGTGCGCATTGGCTCCAAGGACTTGGGCCTGCGTGAGTTCTCACACTCAGCCAAGACTGTCACCAAAGTGATGGACGCGCTGCACACGCAGTATGAGGCCGAGGCCAAGGCCAATGCAGGCAAGATGCCAATCATTGAAATCACCGGCACCGAGCGCGTGACCGTGGCAACGCCAAAAGGCGAGAACGTTTTCAAGGCGCCAAAGTGGTCAATCACAGGGTGGGTCGACCGGCCTGAGATGTTTGACGCTACGCAGCAAGAGGCAACCCCTCCCGAAGCCGAAACTGCGCCAGCAACGGATGACGATCCGCTGTTTGATTAAGCGTCAGTGGGGTGCGGTTATCTCCTTTACCGCACCCCATTTTTTTCGGGAGATAAACAATGACAAATAATATCGCGGCACACATTGAGACGGTCGCAAAACATTATTGGGGTGAGCCAAAGGAACGGCGCGGCCACACGCTACGCTGGGGCAATCGCGGCTCAAAGGAAGTCGACTTGCGCAAGGGCACTTGGTTCGACTTTGAAGCCAATGTCGGTGGCGGGGTCGTTGACCTTGTGCGCCAGAACGAGGGCGCCCAGCTCGGCAGCATACCTGACGTGCTGGAGCGCAAGTTCGGCATACCAAAGCAGACACAGAAATCTATTAGCCCGGCTCAGTTCTTGAGCAAGTGCTACAACTATGTCGATGCGCAGGGCGAGCTGCGGTATCAGGTGCTGCGCTACGAGCCCAAGACATTCAGGCAACGCAGACCCGACAGCAATGGCGACTGGATTTACAACATGAAGGGCGTCGAGGCGTTGCCGTACAACTTGCACGGCATCCTGTCGCGCCCGGACAAAACTATTTTCGTGGTTGAGGGTGAGAAATGCGCAGACAAACTCATCGAACTGGGCGCAGTCGCCACTACGTCACACGGCGGTGCAGGAAAGTGGAAGGCAGAACTCAACAAGTTCTTCGGCGGGCGGCGCGTTGTCATTTTGCCCGACGCCGATGACGCGGGGCAGATGCACGCCGACGTGGTGACAAGTCATCTGGTCGACGTGGCCGGTGAGGTCAAGCGCATCGATTTGCCGGGGCTGTCTGACAAGCAGGACGTGTACGACTGGTTTAACAATGGCAACACAGTCGACGACCTACGCCAGCTCGTGTCAGGCACTGAAGCCGTCACAGAGGCCAGCGAGGTGACAACCGAGGTGGCCGAGACGGACACGCCGGACGTGTTCCCGACATACAATCTGTCCTACCTTCGCAACATGCCGCCACCCAAGTGGCTTGTCGATGGCCTGCTGACCGAGTTCGGGTTCGGCGTCATTTATGGCGAGCCCGGAGTTGGCAAAAGTTTTCTGTCGCTCGACATAGCCCTGTCCGTTGCCTATGGCCGGGCGTGGCACGGGGCACCTGTGCAGCAGGGCGCGGTGCTGTACATCGCCGGTGAAGGCGTGGGCGGCCTCGGCAAGCGTGTCAAAGCGTGGCAACAGCATGTGGGCATCGAGGCAGACGCACCGATGTTTGTGTTGCCAATCGCTGTGCATATGACGGAGACTGAAGAGGTCGAG